AGTGTACCAATAGTAGTGTACTTCTCAGGAGAAGCAACCATATTGTTCCCAGTTGCCCCAGTAGCATCTCCACTAGGGCCTGTCTGTGAAATAGTAGCCATAATTCTTTAGTCTTTAGATTTTAAAAGTCATTGTATTCCCTGTGCCTATAATGTTTTTAAGTTGTTCGACAACAGGAGAAACATTGGGTTGTCCTGTGTTAGGATTGGGTTCTGACACACCAACGTTCGCAGCTTTCTCTACAAGACCTTTTTGACCATCACCGAGCCCCTGCTTGTAAGCGTTGGAAACGATGTTGTCAATATTGTCGAGTACAGCTAAGTGAGAATTGAATGTATCGTAATCCCAGCTTCCGTCATCACGGACGTAATTAGATAGATAAGAATCAATGTTAACATTATGCCTGACCATCTGCTCTCTATAGTTGTCATCAACCCCGTATGTGAATGTTTTTCCATTCCCAAGGTCAAACTCTAAACCATCAAAAGAAGCTGTTTCTTCGACCATGTCGTTAACCCAACCCTCATCAAAATAATCTGCCTCCTCCTCCATCTGTTCTTGAATCTCAGGAGCTGCGTATTCGGATCGAATTTTCTCGATCTCTTGCTTTGCAGCCTGACCATCAATCTTCATTTGAAGTTGAGACAACCTAATCTCTTCCTCCGTATGGACGTCGGGATTAAGCTTGTATTTGCTTTGAAGAAGCGTACTGATTTCTTCTGGAGCTAGGTTCTCATACTGAGCAGCCATGTTGACTCTGATAGCAGTCATATCATCCATTTCGGATGGGTTTAAAGACTGATATGCAAACCAATCAGAAGGGTCTCTGCCAGTATCGCTAACGAAATTGGCAATAGCCTCAATACGCTCATCAAGAGCGGTTTGTTCTACTTGTAAATCTTCAATGCTTTCTATATCCCTACCAAGCTTATCGCTAATAAAAGAATAGACAGCACGTTCAATATCTTCTTCAGTATATTGTTGGTCCTGTTGTTGGACCTCAGGAGCAGCTTCAGGATCTACATATGGAGTTTCCTCTGGCTGCGAGTCTGTCTGTGAAAAAGACTCTTGTTGTACCTCAGTCTGCGGTTCAGGTTGAGCTTCAGGTTGAGCTTCAACTTGAGGTTCAGACTGTGTTTCCTGTTGTGGCGTTTCCGCCTGATTCATAGATGCAGCAAGGTCCTCAGGATTACTGAAGACCTTCATACCGCCAATCTCTTCAACTGTATTTTCCATTATAATGTATTATTTGATTTGTTATCCTTTTTGTCTGGGAGCAAAATAGCAGACGCAAGTTCCGCTATGAAGCTCCACAAAATCCCATCTGCCATAGATAGTGATGCCCTTTGGGAACGTAGCCCCAGATCCTCCAATACTCAGGTCTACCGCAACAGCATTCGCTCCAAATCCATCAGTGGCATCATTATGTTTGTTCTCAGCGGTAACTGAACTTACTGATCCAACCTCCCCATTCATATTCTCTAGAGCCTGAAATTGAGTATCTGCAAGAAACTGAATAGCACAGATGTATCGAGTAGCGCCACCATTATTTAAGTCAACTTTAGCCCCGTCACCAGTAATGAATGAAGATCCAAACTGGCCAAAGGCCATCATATTTGCTGTTGAAACTTGTGAACTATTATCAGCCATGTCTTAATTATTATGTCCCTGAGCCTCCGAAGATTACTGAAGAGTTGTCGTTTCCAAACACACCGTACTCAATCAAGGTGTCAACCCTTGTGGCATATACCGCGACAGTCTTGTCTACAGCAACGGGGATGAATGCAAACTCACCACCTCCAATCTTTGCAGAGAGAGCGGAATCGCTTTCGGTTTCGTTTCTAAGGTAAATGTAATCTTCTAGCTCTCTAGCGAGATTCTTGATATACAGATATGCCCTCTCACTCTTATCGTTAGCGAGATAGACAATCATGTCATTGGTATCGGCAGCAGTGCCTTTTACTTTAGCTCTAATCAAAGACCCAGAGTCTACATTCAGATCTACCAGAGCCTGAAGGCTAAGGTTTGAGCTAAGGACGTCACTACTTGATAGTGTTAAACTTGCTGAAAGGGTAGCCATTATTCGTGCATTAGCATGTATTCAACAGTAAGGGCAGAGCTTACACTAGGAGTGTATTTGAAATCATTTGTATCAGCGTCAGCACCATAAGGCAAGAAAGCCCAGTCACCTGCGTAAAGTCTTCCAATAGCCTCTGAGTTCATAATAATCGTAATAAACTCTGAAGCTGTAGTGCTGAGATTCTTGATATAAATCTTTCCAGCCATATTGTCCGTATACTCAGAACCGTCGAACAGAGTCACAGTAGCTGTAGAAGCTGTAGTCTTTCTTGCAAGACCTGATGTTTCTGTCAATCCAGTAGAAGTGCCTGCCTTTGTAAGAACAGCCGAAGTAGACAAAGCTAGCTCATCAGATGTGAGATCGTTGCTACTTAGTGTAAGTGATGCTGTTATTGTAGCCATGTCTTAAGCTCCTTCGTGAAAGACTCCAAACTCATAAGACATACCATTCTCTGAAGTGGTGGCCTTAATATTCTCTGTCCCATCAAATGGGATAAGCATCCAATCACCAGGATAAAGTCTTCCAATGATTACATTAGATCCAACTTCCATTAAGATGAAAGTATTGGCACCAGTAGTAGAGGTGTTTTTAAAATACAACTTACCAGCCTGGTTGTCAGCATAAGCACTAGCGTCGATAATTGATATATCTGCCGTAGCAGAAGATTGTTCAACTCTTGAGATACCAGTAAACTGAGTCAAGCCAACACTAGACCCTGCTTTCAAAAATGTTGTAGAAGCAGAAAATGTAGCCCCACCAGTAAAATCTGGAGCACTTAATGTAAGTGTTGCTCTTGTTGTTGCCATTTTAGTTCTTTATTATGATGCAGCTGATTGAGAAATAACAGCAAACTCTACAGTAACACCAGCATCGCTAGTATCAATATCAATATCTAACGTCCCGTCATATGGGAAGAAACACCAATCGCCAGGGTAGAGTCTACCCAAGGGCTCGTTTGCACTAGAATCAATATCGACTGTCACAAACTTGGTCCCAGAGGTGTTTGCATTTCTGATATACACTTTATGAGCAACAGTTGTATCTACATAATCTGCAGCAGCGACAATATTTTTATCAGTCTGAGCAGCAGAAAATACCAAAGTTGTCACTCCTGTAAACTGATCCAAACCCGTAACATTAGAATCTGCCTTTGTTAAGGTAGCAGTGCTATTAAGGTTTGTCGCATCGCCAGTAATATCACTAGTAAGTGTTATGCTTGCTGTTGTTGCCATTTCATTCTACGTTTGACACAAATATAGTGATTATTTCTTTTTGCCCTTACCGCTCTTACCAGCTCTAATTTTAGCAGCCTCTTTCCTTCCAAAATCAGATTTTACTCTCGCCATAGCCCAGGCATGCTGAGACACCTTGGGTCTATTGCCAGAGCTCATATAAGCAGCCAGACCTCTGCGATACACTTGTTTTTGTGCAGCGTCAAGGCCAGACATGCCACCGCCTTTCTTAAACTTCTTGACTTTCATTACATACCCATAATTTTCTTGGCTCTAGCTCTTTGCTTCGGGTCTTTCAAAAGAGCAGCCATAAGGCTACCACCATCTTTGTAGACTTTTCCTCCAGCCATATACATCGGCATCTTGCCGCCGCCTGGCATCTTCATGTGCATTTTGCCACCACCTGGCATTTTCTTGCCACCGCTCTTAAGTTCTTGTCTAAACTCGTATCTGGCCTTCTTTCTAGCACCTGCCTGCTTTTGACGGACGCCTCTCTTCATGGTTCTTGCAGCCTTTTTGGTTTTTCTTACATCATCCTTGGATACAAACCCAAAGTCTGCTTTGGCGTCAACAGTGCCTCGGTCATCACCTACCTTGCCCAGCATGCTCAGGCCCTTCATGATGTTGGCCCTACCCTTAGCAGTCTTCTTAGCTGCACGCTTAATGGCTCCAGGCACTTTGCCACCATGTGGCATTTCCTTGGGGAGCTTTCCGCCACCTGGCATTTCTTTAGCCATTCGCATGCCTTTCATTCCAAGGCCCTTCTTTTTTTTGTGATACATATTGTTAGATTTTATCGCGTTGTTTCATAAGTCTTTTGAGTCGAGCTTCTACAGCAGGAGGGAACCCTTTCTTTTTTCTTTGATCTTTGGTTCCTCTATGCTTTTTGTATATGTCAGCGATCTGCTGCATAAGTCTTTTTCTCTTACCTACATCAGCGCTACCCCGTGTATACTTAGGATTAAACTTCATGCCTTTCTTGGCAGACTTCGGTTTCTTCCCAGCCTTCTTCATGGCGATAGCAATCGCAGCTTGTTGTCGTAAATTTTTAGACATTACTTCTTGGGGTGATTTACCAATTTAAAGTCTGCCTTTGGCACTGCGCCTGGATGTGGCTTGTAATCCCCTTTCATCAGATAGTATCTTCCATCCTCAAGCATCCAGTGATGACCCTTTGGTGGATCAATAGCTACCTTCTTGTTTGAGATAGAAAGCTTAGTTGCCTTCTTGTTTTTTACAGTCCTCATTAGCAGTTCCACTTTCTAAGTGCCTTATTGATACGAGAGTTTGGATCTCTCGCAGTCTTAGCACTGGTTAATCTTTTTTTCATACCCTTCATCCTAGCACAAAAAGACTTACGTCTCTTAGCATCTTTACTTCCAGCCTTGAGTTTAGATGGTTTTGTCGTAACAGCGGTTTTAAGTTTGCTGCCAGGATTAGCTGCTCGATATCTTCTAACACCCTTGGCTGTTAAACCACCAGAGGCAGACTTATCTCCACTTTTTACAGAGAATTTTTTAGGCATCCTGCCCTTTCTTTTCTTCACCCTTGGCATATGACAAATATAAACACAACAGTTTATACTGTAATCTCTAAAGATACTTCAGATGAGGCATTTAAAGAGGGCATGGTAAAAGTCGAAGAGGCATCAGCAGGGACAGAAATCTCAGCACTAATTCTTTGTATTGTCGGAAGGTTTATTGTTACTTCAGACATCGTTATACGAATCTTGTTGTTACATCTTCATTCACGATAAAAGAACCTCTAACCCAAGTTTGAACATTATCTATGGCACCACCAATAATAGTATTTGCTTGCAAGTCGTATACATAGACACCGCTTGCAATTTTAGACATTTCCTCAGCATCAATAACTATTCTAATCTTTCCATCAGAACCGTCTGATGTCACATTTTCAATAGTTACATTGCTAACTTTGTCCCTGCGTGCATTGCTATTGGTTGAAAGTCTTGCGCTATCGCCATCATCGGTTGCAAGGTCTCTCACTTCAAAGCTAAATGTATATGTAGGGACAGATCCATCTATATCTCCTACATTAATTACAGTGCCAGTAGAGTCCTTAAAAGTTATAATCAAACGAAAAGTATCACCCCTACGACAAGTTATGTCAAGTTTTTGAGCTACGTCTAAGTTTACTGAAGACATTATCTGTTTATCATTAAGTTAGCTTGAGTATCGTCTTGAACAGGACCCCTCTCTCCCTTTCTCTGAGACATAAGTTTACTCTGTTCTATAGCCTGCTTAGTCACCCTCTTATCCTTTCTATCCTCTTTGAAGATTTCTAACTTCTCTCTAAATTGATTGTCATCTTCTTTGAATCCAAGCGTTGCCTGAGCCTTTATAATCTCTATCTCTTTTCTCATCTCATGCAAAGCAGCCGCCACTTGTATTTCGCTTTGAGCTTTTAATTGTACTTTTTGAGCTTCTAACTGAGCTTCTGATTGCAGTCTTTGAGCTTCTACCTGTGCGGCGACCTGTTTTTGTTGCATAGCCATTTGCTGTTGTTGCTCGGCAAGCTGCTGTTGCTGTTGCATAGCCTCTGACTTTCTTTTTTTCCTTCTAATAATAAGAAGTCTTTCTGCCTGATTGATATCCTTCAGATCTCTTATAGCCATAGCATCTTCTAGATCTATTTCTTTCTGACCAAGAGATATCTGAATCATCTGTTCTATCTCAGCCCTCTCTCTAACCTCCATCTCTTTAACAACAGTAACACCAAAATTATACATCTTCAAATCACTAAATGAAGACAGCACCTCCATGTTTGATTCTCCTACAGCGTTTTCATATATCTTATATAATACAGACTCCATAGGAAGTACCTGAAGGCATTTTACAACATCCTGACATACCTGCTTAAATAAAGTCATTGAAGCGTCAGTGATATCGTATGTAGCATTATTACTGGCTTGAATAGCCTGCTCTCTGACCCCCACCAAAGCATCAGACTTAGGCGTAGATGCATCAGTTACTTCATTGATTCCTGTGGTATCCCTAATGAGTCGTAAGTAATGATTATACAGACCAATAAGCTCATTAATATTTCTGATACTATTACCAATCTCTCTAATAGGTGGATTTTGAAAACCGCCTTCAGGATTTTTGCTTCTGTAATAGAAGACACCAGTCTGCTCGTAGATATCATGAAGATCAAGGGGCTGAAGTTCTCCAGCCTTACCAAGCTGAACATTTTCTAAACCCTCGATATCAATAATCAAACCATCTGGCTTGGCTTTTGCTATCGCCTGCTGAAGCTTCAGGTGAGTGATCTGAAGCATATCAGCAAAACCGATACAGCTATCAACCATAGACTTAGGGACCATATCCCTCAGGTTAGACGCGGCTACGGAATAAGAAAGTTTACATCTTGATATATCATGAGCATTCTTGGGAACATTCATTTTCTTCCCATACCCATATAGATGTTTTGTATTAAGAACATAGCTACCCTCGTAGATATTCTCAATCTCCATACTATAAGGAGTTCTCTTAAATACACTACCAGACTTTGGCTTGTATTCAAACCCCTTAAAGTAAAATCCGCTGTTGCCAAATCGGTTCTCTTTTTCCTCGAAGTGCATGCACTCAACTGACTTAAACTCAAAGTCTAAGACCTCAACTAAATACTCATCGTAGTCATAAGTATTTCTCTTTGACATCTCATCGTACCTCCTCTTGTGCATATTAGCACTATTGTTACCATACTTCCCAGATACAGATTTAGCAATCATCTCATAATCCTCCTCGGTAAGATCACTACCCGCTAAACGCTTGAGCTCTTGTATGGTAATCTTCTTTATATGACCAGCATACGATAAATCTTTAAAAGACGGATCGTCAGTAAAGCTGTGTACAAAATTTGATGGGTCTACATACTCAGTAGATATACCGTAGTTAGGATCGTTATGCCTTTTAATTACAGCCATTCCGCATGTAACGACATCATTGACACACCTTCTGAACGTCGAATCAAAAAAGTCTGACCACGTAAGCGTAAGGTTTATACCAAGCTGAGCAGCAACCTCTGCATCTGTCTTGATATTAGTACCCATGAAGATCTCAGCTTCCTCAAGATTATCTGGAATCTCAGATGGATCTTTTTTAATAATCAAGCCAGATTCTTCCTTGAGTATTTCAAGCTGTTTTTTAGCTCTTACCTCAGCCTCTAATCTTCTTTTTTTCTTATCCTTTTCTGAAGAGGAAAGAGGGTCTACTGCTTCTACGTTAGGGTATGGACTTTTTGAAAGCACATTGTTTGCCACTATACGTACAAACTTTGGTAAGATTGGGACAGGTGTAAAATCTAAGTTCAGAAGAGTCCCGTCTGAAGCATTGTTATCTAGACCAGTGAGAAGCTTTTTGTAGATAGTAGTATCCTGAGTCCCGTTGGCATATTTACGATTTTTATCAAAAATCTCATGCCTTCTTCTAAAGACTGAATGTCTGTCAGCTACACTGCCCCACTGTGCCTCGATAGCTTTTGCATACTGCAACCCATAACCCTTTGATGCTTTTTGATCTGGCGAAGCCAAGGGATTGGGAAAGCTCGTTCCAGTCCTGGTTCCGCTTTCTTTATACATGTTGGGTATTATGCTTTATGCAAATATAGTAAATCAACAGTTTTTATATATCACATCTTATAACGCCTAAAAAACTTCTTGTCTATAAAGTTAGACTCTACCTTTTTAGCCCTAACCTTCTGAGCAGCAAGCAGTGCCAAACCTGAACTTATCGTTAAATCAAACTTAGTTCTGTCTGTTATTTTAAATCCTATCCAGTCCTCTAGCGTCCTGTTGAAATACATGTTGCCCATATTGCCTGTTTCGTAATGTATACCAACATGATCATGTATGTAAGCCTCTATCGCTTGAGCATGAGATTGTATGACATCTTGAGAATTTGACGGTATGCCTTTTGTCTTGGTCTTTATAGTAGAGTTTGTAGACATGAGGTGCTTGGGTCTGTCCATTAGATAACCATCATAACCTCTTGATTCAAAGTATCTTGCAATGCCGTACTTATTGTTTTCAATTAAGATGGGATACCCGTAAAATACAGCAGCCATCAAAACATCCTCGTAAAATATTTTAGCCAAAGGAGGTCTTGAAGCATACTCGACTACAAACATATTTGATGGATGCTCCATGTGAAACTTATTATACATATGCAAGGCACCCTTTGAGCCCCGCCCATCTACAGTGGCATCTAAATCATAAGAGTCCACCCCACCAACCCCCATATCAAGATTAGGTGCAATACGTTTGCCTTTATCAAAGAGTTTCTTGTTTCTAAATTCTTCGGGAGGCATCCATGAAACATGGAATCTACCGTTTGGATCAGGCTTAAAAAAAACTTCAGTATCCTTCTCCCCATTCTTCCAGTGAAAATTACCTACTACAACAGGGTTGGGGAACAGGTCTTCATTGTATTGCGTCTGCTCATAGATCTTACCTATATTAAATAAGCTACCATCTATACTGTCTCGAAAAGCTTCATCCTCTGTAAACGGAAACTGTCTAGTAATCTCATTTAATTCAGAAGCATCGTGTTTGAAACTATTCCTTTCATTTTTCAGGTATGTCTTTGATCCTTGATTAATGCTATCACCATCAATACCAAGAACAGGATTATTAGGATCTTCAGTGATTGCAAATCCATGATTATCAAAAAAACCCTCCAAAGAGTCATAAGCAGGTATAAATAAACGATACAGACCGCTTCTAGTTCTTCCGTTTGCGTTTCTCTCTGTAGGATCAGAATCGGACCAAAGGTCTTTGTATTCTTTACCACCTTTGTCCATAGGGTTGACAGTGCTGCCAACCATAGCCTTGCCTACAATCTTTCTACCAACTATAAGACATGTTCTCTGTATCCTCCAAGCGTCTCTTATATCAGTAGGTTTCTCCCACTTTCCAGCCTCATCAAGATACAATATGTGCAGCTTCTCTCCGTCGTATGCGTTGTTGGTAGTATTCTTCCAGTTAATTACCGTATTAAGAGCCTCTCCCGTCTGCGTAGTCTTATTCTTCTTCGTGATTCTCTTACTCGGCTCGCGAAAAGCCAACTCCATGCGTGGGTTAGTGGTACCATCTTGAATAGGTTTAAAGAAGAAGGGGTAGTGCCTAAACATATAGACGACCTTCTTCATGAATATATTTTCTTGGGCATCCTTTCCAGTTTTTGACTGGATGCCAAGGAGTTTATCCTTGACCTGGGTAGCCTCATCTAGTAGCACAGAAGAGCAGATGTTTGTATATCCGCTACGTCTACACTTCGTGTATAGTTGACCAATGCATCTTGGGTCAGCTTCACACGCTGCCAAATGTATGAAAATATTTCTTTGAAACTCTAAAAAATCTGGATACCCGATATCCATTCGGGTCCACTGAAGCATCATGTAGTGCCTGCCCGTAATATATGTAGGGACACCGTTATTATAAAACCAAAAACCTTCACGCCTACGGCGAAACTCCTCCTCGATATACGGAGAAAACTTTTGTCTAAACTCCCTTGGCATCTCCCCCCACTCATCCATAGACTTAATCCTAGACAACTCCTGTGGCATAGAAACCCTCTTCCACAGCTGCATGTCGTTTGGACTTCCATATCCATCAATTTTTTCTTTGGGAGGCTGAGCGGGAAGTATAATGACCAGCCCACCAAGTTGAATACTTTCACCTTTCGTACCGTTGGTGCAAATTGAGATAGCAGGCTCATCATATTCTTTTATCTGTACAAGCGTAGACATAATTAAATTTAGTGCATCTGCAGGGACTCGAACCCCAAACCTGCACATTAGAAGTGTGCTGCTCTATCCAGTTGAGCTACAGATGCGATGTATTAATACCCGCAGTCTTTGTCTCCATGAGGTCCCATAGGAAAATCGGGACCTTGTTGCTTGTGCTTTTGATATCTCTTGTTGTGTGCAGGAGATGTATATGGACTACAGCTAGCCCCTAAAAAAGAAATTAAAAGTAAAATTGAAATGATTCTCATCTATTTAAATTAGATCTAATAGCTCTTAAAAACAAATCTTTTTGCCTGTCGTCAAAATTACCTTGAGACATTGCACTAGCTAAAAGTCTAAGATTAGTATTGCTTTGATCTCTTGGAATACTAATTAATGATTGCAATATATCATCGAAATCTCCTCTAAAATCTAACCCCTCGGACTCTGGAGACGTTACTGCCGATCTAACAATAGCTTCAAATTCAATAGGATTTTCAATCATATACTGAAGCGGGTTAAATCCTTCAGCATCTTTAAAAGCATCTGTATCCATTCTATTAGTTATACCTCTAATAGCTCTTCTAGTTTGCCTGTCTTGAACCCTGGGATTAAATCCTAAAAGATTTCTTAGTGGTCCAAACTGCTCAGAGTGAATCATCTCGTGTTCTAGAACAGAATCGTCGGCCCCAGGGAACATAACAACCTCGCCTGTATCTGGATTAAAAAAACCAGCAGGCATAGAGTCCCGTTCAGTCAACATCCTTAAAAGATCCTCTGTTCTAGCATCTCTAACTTGCGTCCTGCCTCTTCTTCTACGAGCTCTTGCTTCTTTTCCAATAATAGGTCTCATCGACTTCTTCTTCTTCTGGGTCTATTGTTAGCCCTGTTTATAGATTGAGGTTGTTGTTGAGTTGCATCAGAAATACCCATATGGGCTTCATCGAGACCGTCGCCATTGCCATACGTGCCTTTGCGTCTGTTGATACGATTGAGTGCAGCCCTGTATCTTTTAGCCTTACCGCCCTTACCGTATTTGGCATATTCTTTTTTGTAGTCTCTTTTCTTGACTCTCATGATACAAATATAAGAAAGTCCGCGAGGTGGGACTTGAACCCACATGTCACCAGTTACCCTTTCTACAAGGTATAAGCTTGAGGGGATACTCGCGATTAAGAATTTCTTCTTTGATGTGTCTTTTTTCTGTGACAATTGGCACATCGAACATCACACTTACGTATCTCTGCTTTGATTGAATTTATAGAGAATGGTCTATGAACCATATCTGCTATGTTCTTCACCTTGACACCACATACGTGATCGAAATCAAGTACAACGGGGTTTAATTCGCCGCAATCTACACACCCCAGCATTTTCTTTACTCTATTAACAAAGCTTCTATTCCACTTTCTTTGTGCAGACTTAGACTTTTTAGCTTTTTGTTTATAGTAGTCCTTGTTTTCAGAGTAATGTTTTTTTTGATATGCCTTGTTATAAGCTCTACGTGCTTCAAGGTCTTTTATAGGCATCAGTCCTCAGTATCATCAATATCGGACTCTTGCCAAAATTTATAATTATTCCTACTGTATTGCCAAACTATCTCTTTCCAGTCATTTAGAGAATCTTTCAGCGAAACCTCCGCTGTAGTCTTTTGCTTCTTTGATTGATCCATTTGTCGTAAGGTCTTTGATCATCTGTTCTAACCGTTGTCTTTCAACGATAAGTTCTTTGCAGTCTGTGGCAGTCTGTTTGATAGACTGTAGTTCAGCTTTCCTTGCGCTTCCATTGATCTCTGGATCAACAGGTTTCTTGATCTCGTCAATCATATTGTTTATAGCAATCTCCATTGACGACATCAAACGCTTAGCAGCTTCTATAGTTGTAAACTTCTTACCCGACAAAACTCATAAAAATAGGTGTTTTCTCTCCAACATAAGATCCAACAATATTAAAATCTGCATGCTCTACAGCATCTTCGTAGTCCATACCCTCCTCTACAAGTATCTCTATTACTCTATCTATATCGTACACAGCAACTACGTTCGCACCGTATGTACACCCAACAAGTGCGTCATCAAATCCATCAGCAGTAAGGCATTCTTCTTCTGCGAGCACCTCCATCAAGTCTTCTTTGTCAATCATTTTTCTACGTATAAAAGATCTTCGGTTCTAGTTCTATAATATTCCTTGCCATCTATCTTAATACGATAGTCTCGATTTTGCTTGAAACCAACCACATCTCCAGCTTTCAGTCCAAGCTCTTCAACCCAAGGAGCCGTAAAAGCGATACGACCCTTTGTTGGTAAGCTCTTTTTAAGTTCGATAACTTCGATAACATCAGATTTTGTTTTTAATTCATCTTGAACTACAGGCTCAAGAAGAGCCCAACCAGCAAGAGGATGTATGTGTCCACTTTTTGAACTCTTATATCCAATGGCTTGATTGTTTATAGTGTGGTTAGGATCGTATCTAACCAGATAGTGGTTTTCATGCCCAGTTAATGCTTGGCCCTCATTAAGCACAACGAGATGATGAAAATATAAGGTGTCTCCAGACTCTACTCCTGTGTTGTGTTTAAGAGGTGCAGATACTACTGGCCCCTCAGTTACTCTATGTTCAAACTCATTAAATCTAGTGTCTACATAAAGCTGAAGACCACCTTCGGTAGTCATAGTGTCGTTAAGCTGTTTTTCTAGCTCTACAACAAACAGATCAAGTGTTTTCATTTTTGTACGGGAACATTGTATTTAATTTTTCTTTTCGTTTTTTGCATCCGCAATCCTTAGATACGGATTCAACAACTTTCTTGAGCCCCGTGGCTCTAGTAATTTTTTCAATTGAATCTCCTAAACCCTTGCTTTTCATCAAAAGTCAAGATCAAATTCTAATATACATGGCATATCCTCTATGCTCTTCCACAAAACTTGCCCGTCTGATTTTTGGATGTATACTAGATATCTAGTTTTACCGTGATTATATAGATGCCTATCATCTAAAACTATAGCCGAGACTCTTCCGTCTCCTGCTCGCATACCGATATAGTATGCCATAGCATCTTTGGGATCTCTCCCAATAATAATCTTCCTAATAAGACCGTCCATTTCAATTAATTAAGAGAAATACCTAGACCATCTAACAGTCCGTCGATGTCAAGGTCGTCATCTGAATCTGGTTCAATATACGACTCTTTCATAAAATCTAATATAATCTCTAGCTCAGTATTAGTTCTCATGTCATACTGAAAGAAAGCTTTCATAGTGCTATTCTCTTCGTCAAGAGGATGAAATACTCCCAAGACAAAGGCAGATACAACCCTGTCTTGCATGTCATACCTATTGACTATTTCGTTCACTGCCGAAGTCAATGCTTGTATTTCATACCAAAACCCTTCCTCTGCTATATCTTCGTATTCACTCATACCTCCTAATTAAATGCCAAGAAAATCAGTATCTAAAAAAAAGCTATTTAGAGACTTTTCGAAGCTCAATCAAAGATACGTAAAAAACAACTACCTCAAGGATCTGAGAAACAACACGGTAAGTTTCTGCGAGAGTAACGACATCTTTGAGAAAGAACTTATGTTTATGCTATGGGCATATGATCTAGAGTTCTGGACTTTAGATTACGCAGCTAAAGAATATGGATACTATTCACCTAAGAAGATGGGAGAACGTATTGTATATGAGCTAGTTAAGCAAGATTACATATACAAACACTTTGATAAAATGACACCTTCACAAACGAGGGAGGATCATCTATTCAGAGATGAAACAAAATATAACTACAGGGTGAGGTATGCTCTCACTCAGAAAGCTCGTCTTCTAGTTCAGAGGTTTTACTCGATGTTTCAGCGTCCTTGACCTCTGTATGACTTTTTATACTTTTTAGAAGCTTTGTGGTTGGAGGTCTTTGATTTCGCATGAACTCCAGGGCGCTTCGTGTTAGGGGGAGGTGCATACGTGTTTACTTGTTTAGCCATATTAATCTTTGAATTGCTTAAAAAGGTTGCCGTACTTCTTGGCTTTATTTTCAGCTATTGATCTATTCTCAAAAACATAAACACCAAGAAGACTTCCATTAAGCCCAAAACTACCATCTGGTTTACCAGCTATAGATTTAAGTAAAAAGGTAGAGTCAAAAAGTCCATTACTGGCTGTAGCAATAAGATCCCCATCTATATTATAGAAGCGAACATTGTCATCGCCTATGTTAGATATGGTTAGAACTTCTACATCACTGCCAAAAGAATAACTTACAGTGCTATTGTCTGTGTTGTTAGTCGGTATAGTAACTTCATCTCCCCCTGGGGATCTTGAACTACTTGGTTTAAATAAAACACCATTACCACCAGCGTCAATACCGTAGTGAGCATCATTAGTGTCTGAGGCTATCAACCATGTATCACTAGTGTAGTCTCCATCAACCCAAGCTATAATTATTGTATGAGGATCTTGAGCAGTCAAACTCTGAGCTGAAGCTAAATTAATAACATCACTACCATCAAAAAGACAACTACCTAAAGTAGGTTGTAATTTTGCGTTTGAAGTTTTAAATGCAGGTTGTTTTCCAGACGTAGATTGAGTAAAAGAATTAGTATTAGACCCCAAAGAAGCTTTTGACGATACTGCAGCGTCATTGCTAGTAGATCTGTCGTCTATAAAGTTGATATTTATTGTTGGTTTGGCCATGATTTAAGGTTCTACTAGTACAACGGTTGAAGAAACAAAAGGATCTGAATCTGTAAAACCTGATTTTGTTAAAACAACACTAACTCTAAAATCGGTATCAGTTACCTGAGTAAGATCTGTATCCGATGGACCGTAACTAGAAAAATCAACAGTGGCTGAGCCGCCTGCACCAAAATTAGAAAATCCTATGTTTGTTGCATCATCATCGCTTAAGTAAAAAATATCACCAAATCCACTATAGTATATATTTAGGTTTTCAGTGGCACTAGCTTCATCAGCAGTATCATCAGAATTTCTTCTAGCTACAGTCGTTACTGCTACAAAATTAGTAAGTCTATCGCCTGAAGAAAGTGATGAAGTACCAATATTGTTTTGATTCGCAGTATCATTGATAGATATTACAATTAACGCATGCTCATCGTCAGCTCCCCCTATTAGTATGCCACTAATAACGAGCTTAAATGGTTCTGACGGTGCGCCACCATGATCTGAACCTAGTCCTAGTCCTAACATATCAAAGTGATTTACCGAATATTACTTCGTAGTACGTCTTGCCCTTGCTATCTCTGCAAGCTTTGAGACACCTTTTACGATTAACGCCATCGTGAACGTAAGAAACGTGAACCCAATCAGGATTGTCCTCATCACCAAACTCCCAAACCATCTGATCGAACTCAAGATTCTCGCGAATGTATTGGAAGATCTCAGCGTTTGTACAACCTCCGAAAACGTCTGCGTCAAGGTCGAGTGCTCTTCCTTCCATATGCTGACTACGGCGCGAGCCCCCGATAGCACGGTTGAGCTCAGGTCCACGATAGCCTGACGACACGTATATAGGACACCCGAAATGATCCCTAACAGGTTGAAATACATGTCTTGCAATTGCTTTAAGATTTTCTTCAATCCATTCATCATCGGGTGTATTATCTATACCTAGACGTGTAGCTGTTGTGCTTTTTGTTGCCTCGGCAAGTGATAGATTTTTTGACAGCTTCATATGATATATATTAAGCAGCTGCAAATACTTCTACATCACATGTTGCTGTATCAGCCTGCACTGCTATAGAATCTATGTTTGCCAAACTAACAGACGCCCCGCCTGCCGCATTTGCATCCATAGATTGATTATTTAAGATAAAGCTGTCACCAGCTTCAAGCTTTACGAAATACTCTTCGTTGTTACCTCTAATTCTTAAAGTAACGAAGTTTCCGCTGTCAAGGTTAGTCAACCTTAGGTAATTTAAAGTAGCATCTTTTATTGTGCCAGCCGCTACAGCAGAGTCGAAAAGCAACACGGTCTGTTCTGCAGAGTGAAGGCAGCTCACAATCCTGTGGTCAATCTGAGTTACTGACTCTGTGTGAGTGTTTGTAGATCCACGAGAAGCACCGTTAAGTGTTACTGCCTCTGTTATAGTTACCGTAAGTGTTGCCATAAGGCAAATATACTTACTTATTTTTAATC